ATCAGCCATACAACTCCACATCGTCATTCAACATGTGGGACATGTCGCAGAAGGCTAAGAAGGCTGCCGCATATTTGCGTAACACCAATCTGGGGAATGCCGCTTTCGGTGGCCGTCCCTTCGGGAAGTAGGGGTCATGCACAGGGACGGTTCAACTCCGAAGAAGGTAAAGGCCAGTCGGGTTCTGGTCACCAGTATCACGCGTGGCAGCGGGATCGGCACCGTCGGTTCGCAGTCGCGCAGTGGCGCCCGTAGTGCGCTGCGTGACTGAGGTGGCGCCAAAGAAACCGCGTCGCCCGAGGTACTGACGATGCCGTTAAAACGCGGCAAGAGTCCAACCGCCATAGCGCGAAACATCGGCACACTGATAGGTGAGGGCTACCCCCGCGATCAAGCGGCGGCTATCGCATACGACTATTCCAGACGGTCTAACAAGGGGAAGAAGAAATGAACAACATGTTGGAGCGGGCTGCGTGGACTTTCGCGCAGGCTTTCTTAGCAGTATTCGTTATCAGTGATTTGGCTTCAGCCAAAACGGCTGTGGTTGCAGCAGTTGCCGCAGCCCTCAGTGTCGTGAAGACGTACGCTCAGGAGCGGGTGACTGGATAGTCATGGATGCCGTCGAACTCTCAGCCAAGTGGACTCTGTTCATGGAAGCCGAGGGTGGGGAGTTGGAGCAGAAAATCTATGAGGACCTGCATGCCACATCCCACCTGTTTGACGTACAAGACGGCGTTCACGCCAAATGGACCCCAGACGGAACCCTAGGTTTGCTACTGGTGTTCGATGCGGACGAAGCCGACAGTCTCTTCGACGCGTTTCGTGCCGCCATCGGAGGAGTACAGGAGGCCGGTGAAGCATTCGCCTACTGGACTGCTTCCCTGATGGGGTTACTACGTCAGGCGCTTGCCCAACAATGGACTGACGGGACCGACGGCTAAGCGTCCGGTGTGATCCATCCGCGCAGGGCCGGATCGTCTACAAGGATAAACGCAAGTTGTCGTTTGATGTGATCGCGTCGCCGAGCGAGTGTCGTCTTAGGAATCCCCAAGACTGCACCTGTCTTGCGTAACGATGTGCCTTCAATAAGTAACCGTTCAACGATCCAACGGTCCTCCGGGGGCAACGACTCCACGGCACGGCCAAGGGCTTCACGCAGTAAAGATGTTTCCTCCAGAGATGGTCCCCTGTCCGGACCCCCGGGAGGGGTCCGCAGGAGGGCTTCCATTTCCGTGTCGTCTCGCTGCGGAAACAGTACCCGTACTTTAGGGCTGGTCTGATTGCGGGCCAACCACCCGTCAAAGTCAGTCGGTCGTGCCTGTCCCCTGTTGCTCATGGTACTCAGCGTACCACATGGCGGGGTTCAACCGCTCCTGCGCAATCACCCGAGTGTTCTCCGGGTCATACCCCGACGGTTCGCCCTTCTCCCACGCTTCATCGTGGTCGATCCAGCCGAGCATTTCCACGGCACGAAACTCAGGGGCAACCGGTTGCACCACCCACAGGACTAGCCCCTGATCCAACTGGCGGCGTCGCACAGCGGCGCTAGTGCTGGTGCGTACCCGACGCACCTCAATGTTGTGCCCGACATCCGGTAGATGCCTATACGTTTTATGATCCGATTTGTGCCAGACATGCCCCGACCAGTACTGGTTGGTGACCTTGGCTACGGCTAGTTCCCCGACACACGCCGCCACCTGAGCGGTACGGTCGTCTTCCATTCGTTTCTTGTCGTAATGGGCGGCGTCACGTTTACCCCAGTTCTCTATGAATCGACGCGCACCCACATGGGAAGCCCATTCGTATTCCCACGGAGATAGTTCCACTAGAAGCATTGTATCCTCCGGCTGTTACGCCTCGTCAACTTTGACTGCTGTGATCCTAACTACCTGTCCATCGTCACCCCATGCGACACCATTGAGTGCATCTAGGGTTAGTTTTACATAGTTGTCCAAGTCTCCCCGCAGGGTACGCGACCCGTGCGGGGATGGCAATACATGCAGGATCGTTTCAGAGGGACTGTACGCAACGTACACCTCCAATGGACCGCTGAGTATTTCCCCAACCTGTTCCGACCACGCCGCAGCGACATGATCCTCTTCTTCCAGAGTGGACTTGGGGGTAAAGACTTGCCCTCGCTTGTTGTGACGTGGCCGTGCCTTCACCTTGGGTTTTCTGGATACGGTAATCGTGTAGCCTTTCATCGCCTCAGACCACCCTTCGTTGTGCATTCACCACTGTGGTTCGCAACCATTTCTCACCGTCCGGACGGGTGGCATACTTGCCGCCCCAGTCCAGATCAGCCGAGCGTAGTTCATTCAACGTATCGCTGGGGGTATGCCCCTGCTTCAACATCGCACACGCCAAGGAGAACAGGGTGCCAGACCTGTCTCCTTCCGGTTTGTTCGATTCGGGGCGCGGCCCGTTGCGGCGAATGGAGCCTGCCAGACCCGTCAGTTCACCCCTAGAAGGGGTATCACCCCATTCCATTGCCGGGAGGGGCTTAGGAGGGCTGTAAATGGCTCTGAGAGGATTCCATGTGGACGCTGTGCATCGGCTGGACTGGGCGCTGGAGGTGAAGGACTCCACGTCCATTTCCTCTCCCCCAGAGAGGATCACATTCCGGCCGGGTTGGCGCCCTGCGGGGTAGGGCAACCTGACCCCGTTGCCCCACCCCTTGCCTGTCAACTCTGTCTGCTTGGGGTTGATCTCTTTCGTTGGTGCGTCCACTATCTGGCAGGCTGCTAGTAGCCCGTGGCGTACGCTGGTTGCGGGTATTGGTTCATCAAAGAACACCCACACATGGTAGCCCTTGGAGCGGGACCGTTCGATCCATCCTTTGACATTCATGCGGTGTAGCACCAGTTCCAGATTCTTTGCGTGAATCAGGGATTCCTCTTCCCCTTCGTCGAAGTCGACGCACCCCCAGTACACGCAGTGTATGTAGCGGCCATCATCCGTCTCGATTAGGGCCGGTAACAGTGGGTACACACCGATAGGGGCTTCCTCGTCGGTGAGATGTCTGACGCAAATGTCGGTGAAGCCGGGACCGAGCGCTGGAACGTGCGCCCCGTTCGGGAGTTCCATTGGTCGGAACCCGTTACCTACCCCCGGCTGGTCGGTGGCGATGCCACCTCCCCGGAACAGTAGCGCAAACATTGCACCCGGGCTGCTGGTTTCGTCAGTCATTTGGAACCTCCCGAACCGGGAATCAACTCTTCCCAATAGGGGTGAACCTGCCCGCATAGGGGATCAATGTAGTAGACCTGATCCACCATTCTTGCTGTGCGCTTGTTCTTGCACAGGTTCAGGTTGATGGAATGGGCATGGTATTCTTTCTCCCATTCCGACAGGTCTTGCCTATCTTTCTGCCGGTATACTTCCAGCACAAAGATTGCTTCCTGTTCGCCACCGTAACGTCCGGCGTACAGTCCGGCTGGTTTACCCTTCTCACCGGAGCCTCGTCCGGCCTGATGTACCAGCCCGACGGGAACGCGCTGCGTTTTGGCCCACCGTTTCACGGCTTGAGCCTTGGAGGTCACACCCGTGGAGTCTGAATCACCACCCGGAAGTAGTTCCAAGTAGTCAATCATGGTGAAGGACGGGTCGCATCCCCACCATTCTCGCGCCTCATCCAAGACATCAGCCATGACGGGCAACGGTATAGACTCATCCACGATTGCTATGCGTGACAGTTCCTCGTTGGCTGCCCGTCCTAGGTCGGCGATGACTTCCTTGTCGCCTGCCTTGACGGCTTCTTCCACTTCCGTGGAAGACTTGCCGCGCAGCAGGCAGTACAGTTTCATCACCACCAGTTCCCGTGGCTCATCCATTGAGAAGATGACCACGTGGGCTGCCGGATTGTTAACTAGGTTGGTAACGATGCCGTTGAGTAGAACCTGTGATTTGCCGGTGTGTGACCGGCCAACCACCATGAGGACTTCGCCTCTCCCGACTCCACGGGATGCGATGTCCACCTCAGGGATACCCAGATACCAGCGTTCCGCTGGGTTCCGGATGAATCCTACAAGGTTCGTAACAACGTCGGCTGTCGTTGACCACCTCTTCGGGGTATCCTTCGCTTGGAAGTTACCCGCCACTCCACCTGTTGCTTTGGTGAGGCGACGGGTAACTTCTTCGGCGGTGAATACCCGGGGGCTAGGCCCGGATAGTGGCACTAATGGTTGTCAGTTCGTTGAAGTTTTTGCCCGTGAACGGGCAAACGAACCAGTTGGGAATCAGTACCGAACCATCCTTCTTGGATAGCCACAGTCCCTTGCCGTCAGACCTGCGCTTGTAATCAGGTCCGTTCATGTTGAAGTTGGCTTCGGGATCCATCTTCTTCTGCCAGTTAGGATCCCACCAGTCTGTCTTATTGTCCATCAAGTCTCGCCATAGCGAGTCGATGGTTCCACCAGACGAACCTCCGGAACTAGCCCGCGCGGGGGCAGCCGCCACGGGAGCACTCGCAGTAGGCCCGGGAATGCTTTTTTCTAGCCTCCGGACACCCTGTTCGGTTATCTCGTAACCGATACCCAGAGCCTCGTAGTTGGACATTTCAAGCGTCGCGCCCCATTCGGCGATCTGCTCGGCAATCTGTTCTTGAGTCGACTCGGCATCAACTGCAACCGTCACCGAACATGATGCTTCGGCGGGTTCGTAACTGCCTGTCTGTATGACTTGTCGTCTGAACACCGTGAAGGTGTTCTCTGTTTTCTTTGTTGTTGCTGCAACCATGGGTCTACCTCTCTATAGTTGGTTCCATGGATCTGGTCCCGCCAACGCGCCTCGGCACGTTGCCCACGCTCCACACCACTTGGGGGAGCAATGCCAGCCACTCATAGTGAGAGGCCAGACTGGCAGGTTAGCGGCTATTAGGGTAGCGGCAGAGACGGCGAGCGCAATCAGGCTCTGCCACTCCGCTACTCCGACTTGGACGAGGGTGCGATGCACCGTTCCCTTGACGAGATATACGAACTCGAATCCCCGTGGGTCCGTGGGGTGTTCGTCTCCACCTTCTATCGCTAGAGCCAGCGTGTATGCTGCTGCCTGCACGGACCAACGCTTCTTCTCCCATTCGCTGGATGGCTTACGCCCCGGGTTCTTCCAGTCGATGGTCGGCATCCCCGGTTCTTGCACGCAGTCAATGGTGCCCTTCAACCATATCTCTGGATGCACTTCACTCTTTGGGACGATAGGTATATTGAACTCGTGTTCCACGGCGATGGGTCGTACTCCGGGACGAACCTCATTCCACCATACTTCCGTGTTCGCTGCGATTATGTCAGCAGCCTCGGCGGGTTTGTGATTCCACCGGACGATCTCCGGTTCTTTGCGAATCCACTCCCCCATGGCTATCTGCTGAGTCTCGTAGAGCGGGAACGGGTCACCGGTCTGCATCGCCTCCAGCAGGCATTGCTCAATGCCGTAGTGGACGGCGGTACCAATCGCCGTGTTAGAGGATTCCGTCGACTCGGCAAGTCCTACCAAATCTTGACGTGCCCGTTCGGGGCACATCGCCAGTTGACCCAGCCAAGATTGGCGGAGCGTGATTCGGCCTTCGGGGTCTGGTGTGGTCATGGGAGCATCCTAGCGGGTCGGAGGGCATCCCGGGTGGAATGCCCATGGCATGGTACCATGGCCGTCCCGGCCCCCCCTAAAGGGGGCCGGGACGGCACATGAGGGATCACAGTCAGTCCTCGTCCTCGTCGCGGACCACGGCCAAGAGCGGGCCATCGTCCGTTTCCGATTCATCGTCCTGATCTGTCTGGTCTAATAGTTTGCTTATATGTTCCATTCCTCCAGCGAAAGAATGACTCAAATCATGGAAAGTATCTCCCACAACAAAGGCCAAATGCTGGACGAGCGACAGCATCCCTACGAGGGCATCTGCGATGTTCGTATCTTCCGCAAATACCACATCTTCTAGGGCTTCTAGTCGCTTATTAGTGGATTCTTTTTCCGCCACTACCGGGCCTGAATGGCAATACCCTCGGGCAAGGTTCGCACGAGAATCTTGATGGCGTGCCTCCGGGCTGCGGCATAAGCGCAGGACCGGAAACCCTCCGTCGTGCTAAGGTAGTCGATACCCTCTTCCAGCAGGCGGGGAGTCCCGTCGAACCATTCGGTCCACGGGTACTTCTCCGAACGGGAGCGGGTCGGTGCGGGCAACTCTTTTAGTACCTTCATCTGATTTCCTTCTCTTAGAGAGCCATTCGCCGGTTGGCGAAGGCTTCAAGGGCCGTTTCGTAGGCGTTGTGATAATCGCCGCCGTAACAGTCCCAAGATTCATTGTCGTCTGATGCCATAGACCACACGACATAGGGGTCGCGCTTGTTGTGTGGCAGTGATGCCAGCACCGTCCCCACGAAGGGACGCAGACCGTTCCCACCGGGACGAGCCTGCCAAATCAACGCTTCCCCTTGATTGTTCAATGTGATCATACCTGTAGTCATCTGCCGTCACTCTCTTTCCGGAACTGTAGCAGTTCCTCTCTGGTAAATGTACCACCTGAAAATGTCAAGCGTGGCTTAGTGATAAGTCTAGCCTTGCGTCTACGCGCCGCCTCATAAGCGGTGTTGCCTTCCCTGCACTCATCGCACCTGCACAGGTGATGCTTGTATGCGGCGTAGCCATGCTTGATTCCACTCACGCCACCGTTGACAGGACACGCAGGGCTTCGACCGCCAACGGAACACTTCCTTCAATGGCCTTCTCAAAGGAACGGTTCTCTTTGACCTTGCCGCGCACCATGCCGTTGATGCGATGCTGCTCGGCGCCCTGAATAGCGTTGTAAGCCAACCACTTGTTACCGTTGCCCCACTCTTCACGCTCATTACGCCACGCCTCCCGGCACGCTGCATGCTTGGTTCCCAGATTGCGGATCCTCACGTCCGACATCTGGATGTAGTCGATGGGAAGCAACCGTGAAACCAGTTCGTGGAACTGGATGTCGGTGAACTCCTGATCCCGCAAGACGCGAGCCATCGACGCCGCAGTCTTCGCCCTCGCAGCAGCACCCTCCAGAATCCGGACACGCATATCCAGCAGCGCATCATGGTTCCTTGTGTGCTTCACCTTGACGAGCGGCTGCCCAACCAACTGGTTCTGGCAGAACAGGCGTGATGTCAGGTCGTAGACGGAAGTCGTCCACCTGCCATTCAGCGATGAGATCCAGCAGACCTGCGGCTGGATAACATCCCCGTTACCGATGTCGACCGGAGCGATCAGATCCTGCGTGATAGCAATCTTCTCCCCGTCGCCGAACAACGTGCATGAAGTGGTTGACTCCGGAAACAATGCGTCCGCCATCTCCGCAAGGAAATGGTATCCACTCGTTGCCGCATAGCCCGCACCGTGCAACCCCAACACCTGCTGGGTGTCAGTTCGCACCACGAACCTGTTGCGTGGCTTCCCGTCCTCATCCCGGGGGGTGATGAGACACCCATCCAAGTTGAAGGCAGCGGGAAGGAAGTTCACGTTGAACAGGCCACCTGCATCGTCCATAACTTTCTTGGCAGAACTGCGCTCAGTCTTGTCACGCGTCAACATGTGATGTCCTTCGTGTGAGTCGTATGGATGATTCATTAGTTTTCACTTTCTGTGAGGAAAACCTCACGTTGTTGATGCCGGTGATACACATGCCGCATTCGACACATGCACCCCGGCCTGTTCCCTGCTCGCCCCATACGATCAACGGGATCTTGCCCGTGATCTCGGGACAGCGGGGACCTGAACGCTCGCCCTCAAAGAGGGCAGCGAGTTCTTCTGTTTCCTTCCATGAGTCACCACAGAAGGCGAACTTCAAGTCTCGGCCAATGCTACGTTCTTGCAGCACCAGCCCGTGGTCGACGTTGAACCGGTCCACACTGAAATAGACGGTCAGGTTCGACCGGTACATCAGCAACGGCACCACCTCGTAGTTTCGGGTATACACCCAGAACTTCACGTCGGGACGGTCCATGGCTTGAAGACGCATAGCGCGGGCAAAGTTTTCACTCGGGATATCCCCGTCCCAGAACCAGCGGAACACCTTCTCCACTCCACGCTTGCCGCATTCCAACTCAAACGCATCAAGCATCGGGTCCATCGCTGTGGACAGCCCCCAGAGATTATCTGCGTGCTTCTGGAACACAGCCCAGTTGTGCAACAGCAGGTTCTTCACTCCGGGGAACATTTCCAAGGCGTGCCCGTAGCATGTTCCCGGCCAGCACCATTCAGTAGCGTGTTCGCACGCATAGTCGGGACCCGAAGGCAACCCGAACGCGTTCGCCAACGCTTCTGCACCGAACCGTCCCTTACCCTTGCGGGGTCGGGCATACGGTGCCGTCTTCCGATCCGTGGAAGACCTGAAAGCAACCTCTACCTCCATGAGATTGCCCCCTTCAACATGGCTTCCACCACAGCCGCACGCGAAGGGTAGTAACCTGACTCACGAGAGTACGGGCTTCCATCCTCGCACGAGTAGCCGACATAGAAACCGGCTGCACTCTGCATGATCTTCGGCATCGCATCCTCGTAGGGGTGTGGCGCTCCTAGCCTTACTGTTTCTCCGGGGAGTGCCATTTCAACCGTTCTCCTTCATTAGTTGGTATAGGTCTTCTAGTTCAGGATCCAGTCCTCCGTACTTCTTGAAGACGGACCTAAGTGCTGCCGCCTCCCAGATATCCAAGATAATGACTGTCAATCCATCCGCTGGGTCTGTCACGACGTGAGCCATTACGCCGCGCTTACTTCCTCTTGTTGGACGGCGAGTCCGCGAAGACCTCGCTGAAGGTTGACTATCAAGATGCTTACCTGTGCCTGCACCTCTTTGGCAACCATCTCGGCCAGCGCATCGTTGTGAGGCTTGAGTACCAGTTCGCCACGCTGATCCATGATGCCGTTCACGGCCTTCTCAAACGCGCGTGCCGTATGACAGCCGCCCCCACCCGGTGTGAACTCCTCCAACAGTCCACGGATCTGGCTCTC